GCAGATAAACATCTAAACCAGAGTTTGCTAAATAAACGGCATCTGTCGAAGAACCACCATTACCAGAATCACTAGAGTTTGCTGTTACTGTATCACCGCTAGTGTCTTTTGCTGTAATTTCGTAGGTGTTTGTGCCTGTAACCAAAGTAATTTGATATTCTTGATTTAATACTGAGGCGATAACATTACCACCAAGACTTACAGCACTAGAAAAAGTTACAAAGTCACCGTTTACAGCACCATGAGCACTGTCAGTAACAGTAAGAGTTGAAGAGCCATTTGTTGCCGCAAAGGTAGCTGAGTTAGTTGTGGTTTTACGAACAGGTGTAACATCATTGTAGGTGCCACCTTCTTCAATGTAATATTTATTGGTTGTGCCTATACCAAGATACTTGTTTCCCCCTAATGAAATCCAAGAATGTAAAGCTCTAGCTGAACCAATGAGTGTGTCAGAGGATAATTTTTCCCAACCACCTATTTTTTCAACACGTCCTTTACGAAAACGTATTTTATCGCCGTCAACCCAACCACCCTCGTTAGCGTAGTCGGTTTCCTCTTTATTTATTCCTGGCTTAAAATTAAGTTTTGATAGCGGCATAATACGACATCTATGCTAACCTAATAATAGCGCCTGTCGCAGTGGCACTAGGGAACACAATAGTAAAATCTCCAGCAGTTGATGTTTTATCACCACCAAAGTCTATTGCAGCCACAGCCTTATCAGAGTTTGTGTCGTTATATATTAAACAGCCTCTTGCAGTTACCGTAGCATTACTGAACGTTAAGTCTGCAAAATCACAAAAAGCAGTAGTTCCAGATGTTGTTGGCGTTACATTTGTAAGTGCAGAACCACCAGAGCTGTAGTTTGTGCCAGATGCTTGCCCTGTTGTAGTAAATGCTGTTGTGCCAGCTCCTAATGTTGCTGAACTTGTATACAAAGCTAGCTTAAAAGAGTTGCCACTTGTTGCTGTAAAATTATGAGTGCCTACGAGTAGCTCTTGTTTGAAACTCGTGCATATCGCTGATGTTATTGCCATTATAGCTCCTTCAATATTTTTGCCATGTCGCTGTGGCCTTGTTTTTCTAACAAATTTGCATTAGTCGTGTTCTGTGACTTTATTGCATTTTTTATAGTATATAAGATTACAGTATAAACTTGGTTTTGAAAAGCCAAAGCCTGCTGTTTGATATGCTCTGGTGCATTGGCAGAAACGTCACAGATTTTCTTAGTAGCTTGTGTTGCCCAGAACTCAGGATCATGTCCTTTACCATCGGTAGTAGTTACTCCTACTTTACCTAAAACAAAATCGCTTTCGACACTCATCCTTTGTATGGCTCTGGTGGTATTACATCTTCATCTATTTTTAAACCATATTGTTCAAGCTGTTTGTTAATGTCTTGATAAGGTCCAATAATAAATTTACCTTCATGCGGCACAGCTACTAATGGTTTTGCTAGTCTATGAAAACCATAAAGTTTTTCAGTTGCAGGAACGTTTGAGTCTAATACAGTTGACCTTCCGCTAATGCCTATAAGTATATCTGCACTCATACATTTACTAATCCAAAACTCAACACAAGCTCTGCCAGCCTCAGCAAAGTGCATATTTTCTTTGTAAGAAAAATCTATACCAAATAAATCTAATCTATCTATTTTGTTATACAAAGCAAAAGCTATAGCATACGCAACAGTATTGTTTAGATATGCGCATTTAGTTGCGTTACATACTTCTTCAACAGGATACATAATTGGATTTTTTATTCTCGGGTCTAATTCACAGGTATAAACTGGTGTTTCTGTTTGCTCTAACACTCTGCACATAACCTTGGTTTGCTTACCAGCATCATTAGTATCAAAAAACCTACTTGCAGGATCTAACATGAATATACGGTCGCATGGATAAGTTGAAGCAGCTGAATTTATGCACCATACCTCATCCCATGTTCTACCGTTTTGTAAACCTATAGCAAAATCAACTTGTGATATGCCAAGTCCAACCAAAGCAACACTCTTGCCCTCTAGGGATTCTATTCTACTCATCAGCTTACGCTGGAGCGTACTGAATCGTATCTATACTCGTCGCGTGTTCCACGACCTTCTGATGTATTTTTCATTCTAGCTATCGCCTCCTTAAAGCGTCCCTCTAACAGTGTGATAACGTCAGCTGATTCTTTAAGGAAAGTTGCACCTTCTACCAAAGAACCATATAACAATGCGTCAGAATAGTCCGTAGATAAAAAAGTCGTGCCAGAGTCGCTACCAGCAGTCAAAGAGACTGGTTTATGTAAGTAATGAAGTTCAACCGTATAGTTTGCGTCAGGCAAAGGTGAAACTTCAAAAGCCGCATCATCAAATAAAGAATAGTATTTCGGTTTGGCTTGTGTGGTGCCAGATGAAAACTCTTTAATAAATGATGGGTGTTTGAAATCTAAATAATCGTATGTGCTTGAACTTATAATCGCTAAACTCATAGGTGCATAAAAATCTGTTGGTGTAGCAAGAAATCTATTATTTGATGTTAGTGTTCCTTGCACATTTTTTCTTTGTTCTGGTAGTTGCACAAAACTAAATATTCTGTTTTCAGCTTCTTGTATAAAAGTTGGTAGTTGTGTTGTAAAGGTAGACTCAGATACCTCAAGATAATCTTGTATTGCTGTTTTTAATGTGGCTAAAGTAAAACTCATGTGGTCACCGTTACCTCGCCAACGCTTGTGCTAACTGCAAAAGTAGTTAATACACTACCTAACTTGCCGTCACCAACGTTGGTATAAACCAAAAAAGTAGAGTTATCATCTGCTATATCTGGCCTTGGGTCTTTTACTGCCTGTGGATCAGCGGCAGTCGGCTTTGGTTGTAGCTGTGGGTGCTTTGCACTCCATTGGTCTGGCCCTACCAATAAACCGTCCCAAGTTTTACGCATTTCTCGCAACTTATACCTAAAGCCAGATATATCGCAGATTCCGTAAGAATTTTTACCAGATGCAAAAGCCATTATGCGTTATTATAACTCCTAAGATTTGGTGTAATGTTAAATGATGCACGGTCTTCGTCAGTAGAAAGTGCTCGCTGAAACTCCTCTTCATACAAACCTTTGAGCAATCCAGTTCTCTCTGGTGCTCTTTTCAAAGACATGTAATAAGCAAGTCCAGCTGCTAAACATGGATAAAACCTAAACGGCATATCCAAGGTGTTAGCACCCGCATCTGCATCATCCATTCTAGTTAGAACATTCATGTGCACTACATAAGTGCTAGATTTATCTGGCGTTGGCCAAACTTTAATGGTTGGTGTAGTTTGTTTATTAATAAAATATTGGTTGGGTTTACCTGTGCTAGATTTTGTTGTTATGTGTGCATACTCAGCTCTACTTAATTTTGTCATAGGTAAATCAGTAGTCTCGGTTCCAACTGTTTCTCTTATAAAAACATCTAATACATCTATGGGAGCTGTAGCATTGGTGCTATCAATATTGTAAGTGGCGCTGTCTTTAACCATATCTAGTGTTTTTTCTTTAACTGTCCATTGGTTTAGACCACGATTTGCCCACTCAGCAAGCATAAGGTTTAAACTTCTAGTTGCACTTTTAAGATCATAACCTGTTCTAAGCTCTAAGCCACAACGCTCAAAAGCCTCTTCAACATAGTCGGCTACGTCTAATTCAAAATCTTTACTTCCAGATAATGCCATAATTAATCCTTATCTTCCTCTGAGGCATACAGATTGTCAAATGTTATGGTCGGGTCTGTGTAACTCTCATGTGCCTCTGCTGAATGAATCCACTGACTTGGAGAAAAATCTGGTGCGCCTTCGCCTGTTCTCCAAAGTGCTGGATTGGTTGCTCTTACTCTATTATTTGGTAGTGCAACAAAGTTTCCTGTGTATTCACCAGCGTTGGTCAAGTATAACACATGACTTTGTTTGTGTTGTGCAGGATCATCTGCAATAGAATGTTCGGTATAGTCAACGGTAAACATATATTTACCCATGTAGAACTCGCCGCCTATTTTACAATACCATGGACTTGAGCTGACTCTGTCTAGTTCAACCACGCTATGATGATTGCTCAGACAGTCCCAGGGTTGAGCTAAATGATCTTCCATAGGTTTGGGCCACTCTGGTAAAGGTATGTCGCCTATGAGCGCCTGTATAGGCATCCTTGCCCACATAGCACCACCATGCACATTTTCATCGGGATAACCTTCAAAATCGGTTTCACAGCCTGTGAAAACCACTTGAAAGGACAAAGATCTATCTGGGATTGTATTTACTGCAAATGCCAAAGCATGTAGATACTCACCATGACCATATTGATGATTGGTTGTAAACTCTTTTCTTACCCAGCATTTAAACTGCGGGATATTTGATATTAAATACGCCACCTTATTTAATTATAGTTTACTTAACTATATTTTTAATACCTTTGCCAAGATTAGACATCATACCGCCTTTAGCTTTGTATTTTGTGCCTTTTTTCATGCCACCACCTTTAGCCATGCCTTTGGTGCCTTTTAACATATTAGCTTGACCTTGAGCTCTAGTTCCGCCACCCATAAGTGCTGATCTAACTGAATTAGGCATATTGCTCATGCCTGGGTTAGCCTTCATTTCACTAATTAGCGCAGCACCGCCTTTAGCCATATACTTGGTGCCTTTCATGCTACCACCTTTAGCCATATATTTAGTGCCTTTCATACTGCCGCCTTTGGCCATATATTTAGTACCTTTCATTTTTATCTCCTTCCAAACAATCCCATGCTTGAATTTTTATTTATCATACCACCTTTCGCCGCAAAAGTTTTTACATTTGTTGGCTTACCACCAACGCCTTGTTTCTTTGCTCGTTTCCTTGTAACCGCTGATTTAATCTGTGACTTTGACATGCGAGCTGCTTTTGCAGAAGGCACACACTTAGGATATTTTCTCTTAGCATCTGCTTTTTGTTTTGATCTGCCACATTTTTTGAAGCCACCACCTTTTTTTGGTGCGCCTATATCAACCCAGTCTTGTTTAAACCATTCGGTTAATCCACCTTTACTTTTTGCCATGAGTTTTCCTAATGGCATCTTTGCCACGCTTAAAAACGTTAGCAATGCCTGTTTTACCCATAACCTTTGCTCTTTGTTCGCCAACAGTCAGTATTTGTATTTTTCTAGCAAAAGGTTTTTTTATACGCTTAACTTTGTTTACTGTTGCAGCTGCATCCTTCATTGTTTTAAATTTAATACTTACAGTATCTTTTGGGTTTTCGTCAGTATATAAACGTCTACCGCTACCCTTTGGTTTTTTGCCTGTTCCTTTTTTTGGATCTGCCATTTTAATATCTATAATAAACATTTAAAGCTATCAACTTCTGGGAACCCTAGTTTTTTTACGTTTAGAGTCCATCATAGCTCCACAACCACGTCCTTGAACCATTGTCACAGCACCACCGCTACGCATGAAACCCATTTTGTTTCTTACTTTTTTAGGTAGGTTAGGTAATCCTTTGTTGTCAGCTGGTATTGGTTTTAGGTTTGATTTATTAACCTCACCACCAACTGCTTTTTTCTTAGCGCCTTTGTATTTACCGCCCATTTTTTTATATTCTGAAACCATATAAGCATTTGCATAAGCAGACGGATATACGTCAAACTTTGCTTTTGCTTTAGCTTTAGCTCTTGCATAGATAGATGGATTCG